TAAATATTTAGTAACTGAGGGGTCAGTCATAGAAGCAACAAGAAATAGAGTGTCTTTATTTATCTTTTTAAATAAGTCTTTTCTTATAACTCCATGTGTACTCATACCATCAATAGGTCTTGGGTCAAGTATAGAACATATGAAAGGATTTATGCCATGCTCTAATAACTTAGGATAGCTATGTTTGACACAGAATATTTTTGCATCAGTATTTCTAGCTTTTTCTTTTAGTAAATTAAAGTCTGTACTTGACCCACCTGAAACAATTAGTGCAGTTTGATTATGTATTCTACCATGTTTCAACCAATTAAAATCCTTAATTAATTTTTTATTCTTTTTTATATTTACAAATATTTCATCTTTAGGTCTTGAGTCTTTTGGTGTAACAACTATTGGCATACGAGTAATGTGGTCAGGTAAAGGTTCTATTGCTTTTTTATTTGCAATAAAAGCAAGGTGAGTTCTACCACCACCAAGAACTCTATCATTAGAAGGAAGAACAATCTTACCATAAGCTTCTATTTCTTTTACTAGTTTATTAACACCCATGTTTCTTTCTTCAGGCTCATTACCATGTTCATCTTTAGAGAAGAAATCATCAAACACAAGTAAAGGAACTTTCTTTAAATTAAGATAGTCAGACTTAACAGTTTCATAAGAATGACCACCATCTATAAAGGCAAGGTCAACTTTACTAGCTGACTTACATTTCTTTAGTGTAATCTTAGAGTCACCTTTATGTAGTTTAAATGTAAATTCTTTACCTTTCTCTTTCATTTTTTCTTTAAATTGTTCTAATCTATTTTTGACTAGCTCAAGAGTGTGATGTTGTTTACTATTCATTTCTATATCATCAGTAACTGCAGTCGCTTCTTCAAATAAATCAAAACCAAAGTAACTAAATTTATCTCTATATTCAAACACTGCAAGTGCCATTTCTATTGCACGACCACCATTCCATGTACCAACTTCAGTTATTGATTTAGGTTTATAGTGTCTTATTATATCTGCTAGTTGTCTATATCTAGGTAGCTTTATATCTTGTGCAAGTTCACCTTTTTTATTTTTTAGATTACCTTTATAGTGTATAAAGTATTCTGAAAGAGGTGACTGCATAAAGGCAGATAAACCTTTAGCATTTTCTGATAGATTATTAACTACCATACCATGTGCCTTGTATATATTTAAGAGTCTTTCAAATATAAATCCATCATGCCACTCTCTATAAGATATTGTTTCACCTATCGTATAACAACCTCTTAGGTCTGCTAATATAGAACAGGCATCATGGTACTGTAAATTAAATCCCATAAAACTTGTTTCACTATAGTCAACATCTTTTCTACCTAAATGAACTATACTTGCTTGTTCAGGTAACCACTTCTCCATTGCAGAAACTTCAAGTCTTTTAGTTGCAATAGTATCTGCGTCAATCCATATCAACCAATGAGGTTCTTCAGGATTTCTTTTTTCTTCCATCATTTTAAATGCACAATCAGTTAGTGCATATACTTTATGACACCATTTTATTGCATCTAATCTCCAATTATAAGGCATCTTGCCACCTTCTGTGCCATCATGTTTTTTCATTTTTTCACGATAGTCAAGCATTTCTTTTACATCATTAAGATGTATATATACAATGCTAGAAGAAACAGGGTGGTCAACCTTTTTAATATCAAAGTCATGGTAGTAAGCATAGAGTTTAAAATGTTTTGGATTCCATTTTGATGCGACACTTTCAAGCATTTCTTTTGCATAAGTATTATATCCTTCCTCACTAAAAGAGGTTACAAATGTATACATATTAATTTTCCTTTGGTAATATTCTTAATTCACAGATTTTTTTTAATGTATTCCACTCACCTGCATAGTTGGCATCTTCTATTCTTTTAGGTTTCCAATTATCAAACCAAGGACCACCTGTGGTAAAGTGAACATTACATGGATTTATATTTTCATCAGTCCATCCATCTAGAAAATTCCACTTAGGATGTATAGAACCTATTTCACTATCTTCTAACCAACTAAAATTATGTAACCATCTTCCTGATTGTTCATTAACATCTGTAATAGTAAGTCTTTTATTAGCAGAATGTTCACAATTCCATAATACAAAACTAGACCAATTTTTTCTATTGTAATTAGTCTGTAATTGATTATCCATTTTAAAAATTTCTTTAGGTTGGTAATCATGTTTAACAACTGAAACTGCATACTCATCAAACTGTCCATACTCTTCAAACAATTCTGTAATATCTGCTCTGACAAACATATCAGAGTCCATGAAGAGTGCCAATCCTTTATGAAGATTAATAAAAGGTATTAAGAATCTTGTAAAGGTAAACTCACTACTAAAAGGTCTCTTGTCAGAAGAGTCTCTTCTCTGACCCTCTTCATCTAAGTAATAAGTTCTCTTATAAAGACCTGATAAACGTAGAGATGACTGTTCCAAAGGTATAATATCATACTTGTGAGTGTACTGTTCTATTGAACTTTTAAGAACCTCAAAAGCAATATGTTCCTTTGGGTCATATCCTACGTATATAACAGGTCTTCTAGTTAAGAACATATTTACCACTTAAAGAATTGGTCAAATACAGTAAAGTGATTTGGAACTACGTGATTTGCTCCATACTTTTCTTTAGCAATCTCTTTATACTTATTATACTTTTGAGTTGCTATTTCAGAAGCAGTTTCAAACTCTTTCCATGCTGCCTTTAGGTCACCATACTTTAACTCTTCTACTTCTTTTTTCTTTGCCTGAATCTCTTCTTCAAGCTTTTTAATTTTATCATCAGTCATTGATGCACTCCTTTCTATAAGAATTATAATATATATTGTAAATTATGTCAAGAACTTTTTAATAAAAGTACTCATCAGTATCTCCAAGTCTTTTGTTCTTATCATTTTCTACCTGATAAAATTCTGTACTAACTTTAAAGTCAGGCTTCAAAGGGTTCTCAGGTGTAAGAGAATTATCATAAACTCTCATTCTATTATTAGGATATAGAGCATACTGACCATTGACAAGTTCAATTAAATTGAAAGACTTATGTTCTTCAGGTACTTCACTTGTACTGTAGTCTATCTCATCAACTGATGAATGGTAGTTATCTAAAGTACAAACATAAAAACCCTTGACAATTCCAAAATCATGTGTTAAAATTTCGTAGTCCATTGTGGAGATAAACTGTTTATGTATATTTACCACACCATAGTCCATACAATTCCAAAACTGTAAATTATCAAGTGGCATATCAGGGTCAGGTAATTTAGGTTTAGATAAGAAAGCAGAGATAGGTAGCTTGTCAAACAATGCTCCATACTTAGGTAAGTATGTTTCAAAATAAAAAGCTCTTCCCGGAATAGACTTAGCAGTTACCCAGTTACCTTCTACAAACTCCCCATGTCCATCTTTAAAATCTCTTAGATATTCTTTTCTAACCCATACTTTTGTTGATGGTAAATTACATATTAGTGTTGACATGATTCTTTTTAAATACCTTTCTTCCTCTAAAAAATACTATTAAGTTTGTTATGGTATTAATAGTGATTGCAATAAGCAACCACCATTGCCACCAATCTAGTTCGTTTCCCATCATGTTATATCTACAACCTCACAGGAGTCTGCAGTACAGGCAAACTCTTTACTTCCTGTAGTAGTATCTTCCTTCTCATACTCTTTTAGCTTTGCCCAGTCAATAGACTTAGGCATCTTCTTACAGAACTCTTCATACTGCTTCTTATCTATATCCTGATAAGGAGCTTGTGGATATACGTGGTCATCAAAAGGAAGAAAAGAAATACCTGATACCTCGTCAAAGTTTTTATAAACCCATGCACCTACTTCCATCCACTCATCTTTCTTAACAGATATAGTTACAGAAGGTTTATGCTCACACCAATGTCTTTGATATAATAACCAAAACTCTAATTGTTGTATGGCAGTCATTTCAGTTCTTGTCATTGCACCTGAAGGAGACTTAGTGGGAAAACTAAAGACTGTATTAGCATCAGGCTTACCTGCGTCAGGTTCTGCAGGTATTCCTGCATCCTTTAGGAAATGAGTTAGAGGGTCTGTGTTACCTGCTCTAACAGTTCTTATGTAGTATTCACTATGTCTTGCATGAATACCTGATGCACTATCAACTAACTGACTAACAGTTCCACTAGGCTTAACACAGGTAATTGCAGTTGACTGAGGTATACCTAATAATTTAGCATACTTTTTATTAGTCTGTACTGCAGTGTATTTTAATTTCTGTAACACATCTTCTAGTTCGTAGTAAGTATTATTAAGAACAGGACAGTCAAGTATTCCTGTAAGAGAAACACCTAGTAATCTTTCTTCTTCAGTATTATCCTTCCAAATCTTTCTAAGATATTTGAAATCTGTTAGAGTTGACTGTAGTGTTCCTAGTATGGTTGCCACTTCTACTTTTTCCTTCAGAGTTTCTACAGTATCTGTTTGTCTACACACCACTTCAGTCAGATTACAAAACTGATATGGTCTGAGTATAATCTCACTACATGGATTGCATCCAAACTGTATATAGTCTTCAGGTTTTTCAGGGTTTTCTTTTTCAGAAGCCTTACGTCTACCATTCTCTAAAACTTTATTGATGGCTGCCTGTCTATTAAAGATACCTCTCTCACCTGAATGAGATTCATATAAGGATAACCATTCTTTCATAAAAGTTCCTATGTCAGGTTTAGTCTTATAGGCTACAGAGTTATTAGCTAATGCTCTCTGACCCTCTCTTATTATATTTTTATCATGTTCGTCATACCATAGACCTGACTTAGCTTTTCTTATTTGATTATCATTTAGGTTGGATAGTGATATTAGTGCAGAACGTCTTACACCACCTACAACTACTACTTGTCCAATCTTACACATTATATCGTGACACTCAATAGGATAAAGTCTTCTGCCTTTAGCACCTTTAAATCTATTTATACAAAAATTAAATAAGTCTACAAAAGGTGCAGGACCTGATGCTCTGCCACCCATAGTCTTTAACTTTGCACCTGCAGGTCTTACATCTGATACATCAAGAGTAGGTATCTGTCCTATATATAGCATTGCAATTATTTCTCTTAGTGCCTTTGCCCAACCTGAACGAGAATCAGCAACCTTTATAACAGTATCACTATATTCAAAGTGTTCATTAACAATAGGAAGTTTGTCTACATTACTTCTTTCAACTGAGAAACCTACACCTGTGCCACACATAAGTATATACATACACTCATCAAATGCTCTTACAGAGTCAACAGGTATATAACTACAGTTGTAGCTTGTAACATTACAAGTTTTAAGAGCAGGACCTGCAGTCATTAATGCTCTCATACTAGGCATAACACCTAGTCCTAACACTTTATCTTCTAATTTATTTCTTAGAGATTTAGTTAGTATAGTTCCATGAAGGTTTTCCATATAGTCAAAATATCTTGAGACAGTTTCTGTCCAAGTCTCTCTTCTTTCTTCTTCATCAATCCATCTTGCGTATCTAGAGATGGCAATAAAATTTTGGTAGTCTGTTGGTAATAAGTTGCTTTTCATTTTAATGTCCTAACACTGCGTTGATTCTTTTTCTTGTATATTCTACTTCACCTGATTTTAAAACTTTAAATGCGAACTCTCTCATATAGTTGTAGTCTATATTTGCATAGTCACATACAATCTTAAAGTCCTCTGAGGTAACACCTACAGAAGCAAAGAACCAAGCCTTTGCTCTGTCTCTTTCAAGTATAGATGCTTCAGGTTCACCTTTATAAGTAGGTTTTGTTGCATCAAGTAAAGCTTGTAGTATGACACACATATACATTGTCTGTTCAGGAGTGCTTCTTTCTTTAAAGAAATCTTCCTCAACTACAAAATTAACAGTTGATTTTATTTTGCTATCCAATCTTCTGGTATCCCACTACTAGCCTTACAATATTTAAAACCATATTTCTCACACCATATCGCATAAGTCATCTTTCCATTTTTGTATAGTTTCCTGTTGGGATTATCAAATACAAAGCGAATGTCATACTGAGGAAATTGTTTTTTTACAAACAAATGTTTCTTTCTGTCCTCTAGTACGAATCTTCCTTTGACTTCTAGGATAACCCCATTACTTAAAATGAAATCAGGTATGTACTTTTTGGATTCCAACCATTTATATTTTATGGTTAGCTTTTCGTATTTGAATGATACCTTATTTTCTTTTAAAAAGCAATAGGTATTATACTCTGAATTGGAACGAAATTTATACTTAGGCATTAGACTTCTTGCACATCAGGTGTTTTATGTACTTGAGTTAAGTACCTTATACCTGTAGAATACTTAAACTTTCTTAATCCTCTACCACCATTTGCATCAGACCAACAATGGTCTCTGTATCCACAGAACACACAACCTATTGCAAGTTTTTTATTTCCTGACTTACCATCAGGCTCATCAGGATAACACTTAGGTGGTACAGAAGAAGACTTTAAGACTTCCTTCAAGTGCTTTACTCTGTCTGTAGCATTTATCATATGAATACTTTCTACAGGCATAAGTGCAAGTTCTCCTGTAGATTTATCTACTGCAAAGAAAGATGCATGGTCATCACCTGCACTCTCTGCATATGCACTTATCTGAGACATATAACCAAATGGGTCATTAGTAGCAAGAGAACCATCCTTAAACTTTTTAAAGCTATAAGATGATGCACTCTTTATATCAACAAGAGTACCATCTATTCTACAATCTTTATGACCTTTGACTCCATCTACTTCTTCCATCTTTTGTATTTCAGAAACATCATGTCCTGAAGCTTCTGATAAAAGCACAAGAAGAGACTCTAGGATTTCTCCATATAAAAACTTTAATCTAGTTTTTGCGTCAATCTTTTTTGGTTTAATATCTGATTTAATATCATACCATAACTGTCTATCAGGTCTTCCTATTTGAGATAGTCTTAACGTAGTTAAGTCTTCTCTCTTCTCAAATAAGAACTTGTCAATAGAAGCCATTATATTCTTTTTAAACGTATCTAAAAAGTCTGTATTGATTTTACGTTTATCTAAACCTTCATCAATAGTTTTATATATGTCTTCTATTAACGTATCTATTTTTTTATTCATAATAATTCCTTATAAAAATCCCACCAACCACAACCCACTTCAGCATTTAGCTTAATCTAGAAAGGAATTTCGTCATCCAAGTTATCACCTGACTTATACCCATTAGGTACAACATCAAAGTCCTCACCCTCTGTATACTCTACAAGGTTAGTAACTTGGACTGCCTGAAGGTCAGCACCAATGCCTGACTTCCCTGCGTAGCTCCATTCATACGTTTTATAAAGAACATTAACGTCAGAACCATTGCCAATCAATGTTCCTTTGATATCTCTCTTCTGAGAGTCTTTCAAAGAAGGTGGATTATTTTGATTACCACTCTTAGAAGTTACCTTCCTTTTGATAGTAACAAAGTCTCCTCTCTCATCATCTTTATTCTTAACTGCAAGACCTGAGTCGATAGCCTTCTTTTTATTAGCACCATCTAGTGCTAAGTCAATAGTCCAAACAGGCTCAAACGTAGTGTTTGGATTAGATATAGATGCCCAATAGGCTTTACCATTTAATACTGGCATATTTTTTCTCCTTACTTAATTAGTGCAATCTTAGTTGCTATTAAAATATAATGAATTATACTACATAACAATTAGTCTGTCAACACTTAATGTGTCTCATACCAATTTTTTCCAATTTTATATTCACTATCCAATGGACATTGAACATCCAGTTCTTTCTCTACAAGTTTCATAGCTTGTTTAGTTAGGTCTCCAAACCTTTCAG